TGATCGTTTAGTTACCGCCACTCGGCCCGATACTTCCGCCACAATGGCAAATACTACTTTTGCAGGAGGAGCTGCTAGAAATGTTATAGTTACCACTACAGGCACAGGCGATAACGCTAAAACTTGTACTATTACAGGGACAGATGTTTTTGGCAATGCTATGACGGAAGTAATTACGTCTACGAGTTCCGCAGAGGCTGTAGCAGGGTCTAAATTGTTTTTAACAGTAACGGCTGTAGAATGCTCTGCGAAATATGCAGCTAATATAAAAGTAGGGTCTGGTACTCTTTGTGCACAAGCTATAGGTGATGGCGCTCGTGTACGGTTAAAAGGTCTTTCTGTAGTATCAGGCGGTACCGCAGGGACTATTTCTTTTATTAACGGTACGCCAGAAACAGGCACTACTTTGTTTAAAGCCAGAACAATAGGGACTGCAAATACCACTACAGACAGAACTGTTCCAGAAGAGGGTGTTTTATTTGCTAGTGGTATGAGTGTCAGCTATACGCTAGACCATGCAGATATGATGACGTTTTTCTTCGCATAGGAGATTGTTGTGGCTAGAAAACGAGACAAACAGCCACCTAAGACAAAGAAATATTTTCGTTCTACTAAATCTGGAGCGGGAATGACAAAGGCAGGCGTGGCTAGATATAGAAGGGAGAACCCCGGAAGTAAACTAAAAACGGCTGTTACAGAGAAGAAACCTACAGGCAAACGAGCAGCAAGACGTAAATCATATTGCGCTCGTTCTGCGGGTCAAATGAAGAAGTTTCCAAAGGCGGCTAAGAATCCAAATAGTCGTTTAAGGCAGGCGAGGCGAAGATGGAAGTGTTAATTAAACAGATAAGCCTAGGTATTTTAGTTCCAATAGTTGTTGGAGGCGTTGGTTGGATGACGTATACTTTAATTAATGTTGATAAACGCACGGCTATCATGTCTATTAAAATAGACCAAAATAACAGGATGTTGACGCCTTTATGGGAAGAATTTATTAAACAAAGGGTAAGCAATGAACAGGTCACAAATGAGAAAGCAAGTATCGTCTGGAGGTAGAACCGTCCGTTTAGGTAAGGGGGCGTGTCCACCTATTAAATTGGCTAAAGGCGGTGTTGTTAAGATGAAAAAGGGTGGAAAGATATGCCCTTCGGGTAAAGCATGGGCTAAGAGAACGTTTGATACATACCCAAGTGCTTATGCCAATATGGCTGCTTCTAAGTATTGTAAAGACCCTAATTATGCAAAAGGTGCAAAAGGTAAAAAGAGGAAAAAGTAATGGGCGCTTTAAAAGATTGGGTAAAACAGGACTGGGTTCGTATTGGCACTGATGGCAAGATAAAAGGTAAATGCGGTACATCTAAAGATAAAAAGAATCCGGATAGATGCCTACCTAGAAGTAAGGCTAATAGTTTGTCTCAAAAACAAAGAGCCGCCACCGCTAAAAAGAAAAAACGGGCAGGATCAAAAGGAAAAACTGTAGTAAAGAATACTAAATCTGCTATAGTTCGTTTAGGCAATGGAGGTTTTGTGCGATAATGGCAGGTTTTTCGGAAGACGATATAAAGTATATACAAGCCATTCAAGACTACATGGGCTATCGACTTAAAGATCTCCCTGAGTTTATCTATAGGACAAAAGATTTAAACCCAAGTAGAAGAGTTAGAGATACTTATACCATAGATATTCGAGGGCCAAAGCCCGAAAAGAAAGCTAAAGGTGGTGTTGTGGGTTTTATAGACGGAGGTTCTGTAAAGGGCAAAAGGTTTATTGCCAGAGGATGTGGGGCAGTTATGTCCAATAGACGTAAAAAAACTTTATATACTTAGGAGATTAATATGAGAAAAAAGAAGACATACGCAATGAAAAAAGGCGGGAAAGTTGTTAGGAAAGCCAAGGGTGGCGCTATAAAAAAGAGAATGATGGCTAAGGGTGGACCTATTAAAAGAATGACAAAAGGTGGAGCTGCAAAGGGTATGTCCATCGCACAACTACGGGCTGAAGCTAAGAAAAAAGGAATGAAATTAGTTAAGGCTTAAATTTGCCGTACTTACAAAGTAATATCCCGCACTTTAAGTGTTGGGTGCGAAGAGAATATACACACAACCATGAGAAATATCATGGGGAGTTCTTACACGCAATGGCTATTGCTGTCACGACAATGCCTAATAGGTGTTTGTCTTTTCAGGTAATATTTACAGGATGTGAAGCCGAAGAGGACGAACCCAACGTGCATGGTGGAGCTATGTGGGCTCGTATGCCTATAACAGGGTTGGTAGGGGACTTTGAGTTTGAGGGTTGGCCTGAGCCGATGGAGACTTATTTAGCGCAACCATGGGATTGTGCCTCATACAACCATGTTGTGTATACGTTAAATAGGGCAACTCCTTGCCCATGGATGGCAAAGATAGGTAGTGAGTTTTACCCTGCAAAGTATCATTTTACAGTAGATTATACAGACCATGAAATTGCTGACGACCCCGCACAACATAAACAAAGCCATGTTTTAACCTTGCTAGACGCAGGAGAATACACGGGAAATATAGTAGCCTTGCCAAATAACCGTGTTCGTGTTACTCATCCTGCATGGTTTGAAACAGGACAAGGAGCTCCAGACTTTAAGCCGTCACAGCATATACACTATTCAAAGTCCGATTTAGATTATGTGTTGGACGTTAACCAAATTTTTGATAATATGTATGCAGACAAAAAAAAGGATAAATAAATGGCTACTTCAGGAAGTGTTAATTTTGAATTAGATGTCGCGGATTACATAGAAGAAGCCTTTGAGCGGTGTGGCCTTGAGGTCCGTACAGGTTACGACCTTAAAAGTGCAAAGCGCTCCTTAAACCTTATGTTAGCAGAATGGGCTAACCGTGGGTTAAACCAATGGACTATTACACAACGAACACAAGCAATGACGGAAGACACAGGAACGTATAGTCTTAGCGCGGACGTTATAGATATATTATCTGTTGTGGTAAGAAGAAGCAGCACTGATTTTGCGTTATCTAGGATTAGCAGGGATGCGTATTTATCTATTCCAACCAAAACTACATCAGGTAGACCTAATCAATTTTTCTTAGATAGACAAATTACGCCTGTTCTTAAAGTGTGGCCTGTGCCAGAAAATAGCACGGATGTTATACATTATGATGCGCTTATTCGCATGGATGATGCGGATACTTTTGTAAACACGTTAGATGTGCCTTTTCGGTTATACCCGTGTTTAGCCGCAGGATTGGCCTACTATATTTCTATTAAAAGAGCTCCTAACCGGGCGCAGTTATTAAAAGCGATGTATGAAGAAGAGTTTGAGAGAGCTATGGTAGAGGATAGAGATAGAGCTTCGTTTAAGGTTGTACCGCAATATCAATACTTTCAGGTGAGTTAATGAGTAGTTTTGCAACAGGAAAAAATGCGTATGCCATATCAGATAGGTCTGGGTTTAGATACAAATATAAAGATATGCGGCGTGAATGGAACGGTCTGCTTGTAGGTCGTGATGAGTTTGAAGCTAAACAACCACAGCTAGAGCCCCGTTCTAAAGTATCAGATGCCCAGGCATTAAGAGATGCTCGTCCGGACAGGATAGAGCCGTTAGAAGTTCCTGTTGGAGGAGGGGGCTTTCCAGATAGAGGCATAGCAATTAGAGCCATAGGCTCGGTAGGAAGTGTTACGGTGACGACATGAGTTTTACTTTTGCAACATTAAAAACAGCTATACAAAACTATACGGAAAACACAGAGACAACGTTTGTAGATTCTTTGTCTACCTTTATTATTCAAGCGGAAGAACGCATTTTAAAAAATGTGCAGCTTAGTAATTTTCGTAAAAATGCTACGGCGGCGTTTACCTCTAGTAATCAATATTTAGCTTGTCCTAGCGATTTTTTGTCACCTTTCTCTCTAAGCTTTGTTAATAGTAGCAGTGAGAAAGTGTTTTTAGATTACAAAGACGTTAACTTTGTTCAAACATTTAACCCAAACTCTTCTACAACAGGGGACCCTCGTTATTATGCTTTATTTGATACTGATAACTTTGTGATAGG